CAGCTTGGCCTATCTGTTGGATAGTGCTTAAAGCAGCCTGCAAACCAGTTAAGCCAAGGTCAAGGGTTGCCAGTTTATTGAGCGTGCCTATACTCTTATCAAGTTTTTGTAAATCTCCCGCCACTTGCTTGAGCGCCGGAGATGCGTTGTTTTTAGCGTCCAAAACTAATTGAATAATACTAGGCATTTTCGCTCACCCTTTTGGGAGTTGTGTACTCATCCCAAATTTTGTTGTGTTCCAAAATAATATCCCAATCTTCTTTGTCAATCTCTGAACCCTTCTTTTTTCCTGTTTCCACCATATAGCGGCTTTCTTCCAGAGAACTGACATTACGTGCTTCCATCGCCCGAAGAAAGCGAAGTAAATCCATGTCGTCTAACTCGTCAAGTGTGCGACCTGGAAATTGTGTCAAAAGGTAGGAATCAAAAAGGGAATTGTCAACATCTGGCTCGACAATTCCCTCTTTTTTCAGGCTTTTTACTTGCTCTGGTGTGAGCCATCCCCACCGCTTGAAGTTGACGATGGACGCACGTTCAGCCCCCCCAAATTACGTCGCTTGCGCACATGAATTGGAAGAATGCTGCCAACAAAACCTGCAAGGGCAACGTCGAAATTTTCCAGGCTTTCACCAGTTAAATCTGCCGGATTGCGAAATTCCGTGCCTTCACTGTCACGAAGCAACATGCCCTCAACTTTACGGGTGAAAATTTTGAAATAATCTTTTTCGTCACTGTCAGCAAGTTCACGCATCTCTTTTACTGTCCATTTATCTGAAACAGTAATATAACAATCTTTGTATTCTTCCAATTCAGAAAAATATTGCTGACTCATTACAAATTCCCTGTAGTACGAGTAGGCGTGCCGCTCAAGCGAATCGAAGGGGAATGCTCGATTTTGCCGGTTGCACTTGCCGAGATAGAAAAGCCGGAAATAAACGCAGTCGTCCACGAATACTGAACCCAAGCGCCGGTTTCGTCCGTAAACTTCACGACACACGTGCGAACTGTTGGAGCCACTGCATCAACGCCCAAAATATTGTCGAGTGCCTGCGCCCAATCGCCTCCAAGCGACAAGTTATATTCTGCCAAGGAAGGTGAATATTCTGCGACGGTAGAGGCCAAGTCAGTTGCTTCAAGCTCCTGAATTGTAGCCGCCAATTCCACACTGTTAATATATTGCGTAATATTTTGACTATTATAAGTCACCGTTGCGTTGCCTGCACCACGAACTGCCATATTTTAATCCTCCAAAATTCAATCAATAACTACAATTACAGTAAACGTAACACCCGTAGTCCCGCCCAAACTGGTAACGTTAACGTTAAAATAAGCCCCTGCTGGCGAGGAAAGGGCAGCGGATTTTGCGTCTTTTGCGTTAAAAGAAAAACTTGCCTCTGTACTCCATCCACTTGTTCGATTGGCGCTTGTCTGAACATCTAGTGTAATATTTCCAGAGCGTGTTCCGGTCCAATCTGTCAAGAAAACAAAAATGCGGCCCGTACTGGCTGTAGTGACGCCTACATTTTGAATTGCTGTTGCCTGCCCTGTTGCCGTGCGATTAAGCTTGTAGTACAAAACCTTGCCCCTTCGCATACCTTCTCGCCCCTTAAAACTGCCGTTCATTGTGATGAGGCCATCGGTAGGGGAAGTGTGGGTTAAACCAAGATTACTAGCGTTTTCAATTACATACGCTGTACAAGGGAGTGCCGTATAATCCAAAATACCAGCAACAATTTTGGTGTTTGAATTTAATGCGTTATATAATGCTTCTTCTTCACCGGCTTCAACACCATGAAAATAGCCATCAATCGAAATGCCGCCTTGACTCATTCCAGGACGATATTCCGTAACATTTGAACAAAGTGTAGAGGCATCGTATTCTCCGGTGTTTTGCTCAATGTTAAGCCTGCTTGTCACGCAAGATAAATCTACGCCGCTTACGAGGATGCGGGCCTTATTACCAGCTAATGCTGTCATGCGTCCTCCTTATGCTGGCGCAGGCATACCAATTTTGAAAGCTGCAAGAGAAAAAGTGTTGCCTGACGTAACCACTTGACTAGCCGAAAGAGCGGCAGTAGCCAAAAGGCGAGAGTTGGTGCTGTCAACAATTGCGTAGTGAGTTGCTGTGCCATTTGCCGTAATTGCACCATCGGAGAACGAAGATACAGTTACTTCACGCCCACCGCCAGCACGTGCAGAGGGGGAGCCAATAGACAGTGAACTTTTATTGCCCAAAGCGTAAGTGCTGGTTGCGGCAGTATAAGTTGCTGGTTCTTGGCTGCAAATATAAAGATGTGTTGCTTCCGTATCTAAAGTTGTAAGACCGTTATCATAAACACGGTCTGCAAGAAAAGCCATAATTTCCTCCTAATTTATTTCATAATGCGCTCGCTTGCGACTGACTTCTAGTCGTTTTCCTCTTTTTGAACCACAAAGACAGGAAATAAGCGTGAAACCTTGAGTGTCCTGCGAGTAATTGGTCTTTCGCCAAGACCAAAAAACGGTGTTTGCAAAATTGGCGAATCTGTTACAAGTATATCCGCAATTAAATAGTGCCGCTGTAAAATCTGTGTTTGCTGAACATGCGGAGAAATACCAAAAAGATTTTCGACTTCAAAACCATGCTTTTGCGCTATCAGAATATTCTCTAAAAATGGTGTTCCTGAGAATAAATCTTCCGCCTCTATTAAAATAGCGCCAGACAAACTGCCCTGCTCAACAATCGGCGGTTGAGTGGTTATATTTTCAAAAACAAACAAATGATTTTGCGTTAACGCCGCATTTTCGGTAATTATTGACGATAATGCGATATTAACAGCCGTTATTAAATGATTTTGAGAAAATATGGCGCTGTCTAGTATCGGCGTTGTCGTTATGTTGTGCGCAGAGAAGCCGTTAAATTCAACAACTTCTGGATTTTCTAAAACAGGAGCAGAAGTTGAAATTGAAGCGCCAACAAGCTGTTGATTTTGTTGAATCGAAGGAAATTCTATGAACGATTGAGAAGATAGAGAGCTTCCTGCAAAAACATGTGTCTGCGATAAAATTGCTATTTCAATAAAAGGCGTTGCTTCTATGTTTTGCGCAGAGAACTCTATCTGTCCAGAAATCGTTGGAGTTCCCAAAATGGGAGCGCCCGCCTGCGCATCTTGGGCTTCGAGATTATGCGCCTGGGATAGGAGGGCGGAATCAACTTGTGGGGTGGCCCCGATGTCATCCGCTTCAAAAATATATGTGAGCGAAAGTTCGGGAGATTCAACTTCCGGTGAACCAGTTTCTACGTCCTGCGTAGAAAACTTATGCTCTTGCTGAAAGTCGGCGTCCTCAACAACGGGATTCCCAACGGTTATGCCTCCAGGGGAAACTTCCGTGTTTTGAGAAAGTGTTGGGTTTTCCAAAACTGGAGTCGCCGTTAAATCCTCTGCACCCAAAATATGCGTTTGTGAAAGGGCAGGGGCATCTAAAACTGGAGCGCCCGCAACAACATCTTCCGCTTCTAACCCACCCAAAACATTGAGTGTGGGGCTTCCAAGTTCTGGAGCGCCGCTTACAATGTCTTGTCCTGAAAAAACATATCCATGTGTTAAAGTAGCGGTATCAACTGAGGGCGGGCCAATGGAAGGAGCCGTAGCAATCAGAGAATGACGCTGCTGAATTACGCTAGAGCTTAGGGTAGGAGAGCCAGCTAAAATGTTGTTGGCTGAGATAGCATGGTGTTGTAAAAGAGCGGCGGCTTCAATAAAAGGTGTTGAATTTACATCTTGACCATTTAAGTTATGACCTTGAGAAATGGCACTGGAATCAATTGACAGACCGCTGTAAATCGGTTGGGCTAAAACAAAATGTTTTTGTAAAAGAGCAGTTGATTCAACAACGGGCGGGCCTTGAGAGGGGGCTGTAACAATTAAAGCGTGAAGCTGTTGAACGAGAGCAGCCGCTAAAGTTGGGGAAATCGTTGTTATGTTTGGGGCCGAAATATTGTGGTTTTGACCAATCGACGCCGATTCTAAGGAAGGAGCAGCGGTTAAAATTTCGAGAGCGATTATTGAAACTCCGGCACTGTAATTTTCTTCCCAATCTATACTAGCGGCAGTAAGATGTCTAGCGTTTCCTCTTATATCATTTGCATTGCTGGCAAGAGGGTAATAAGCCCAAAGGTTAGTGGAACGTGCCCAAGTCCCAACACTATTCATTTCTGCTTGTATCTCGGACTGTGATAGAGCGGCGCTCCATACACCAACATCTTGAAAACGTGCGTCAGAATAACTTGACGTTGTATCGCCACCCAACAGCAGGCCGCCAGGAGTAAGAGAAATAGTATAAGTAGCGGAAATATCCAAAACACCATTGATGTAGGCAGAAAATGATGTTCCATTTCTTACAAATGCAAGATGATACCATTGACCAACAGAAAGCTGGGAACCAAGCGTTGTTCCTGCGCTTGTAACAAGAGCTAACTGCGTGCCATCAGAGCCTAGACGTAAATCTTGGTAGACGGTTCCGGCGCTGTTAATCAATTGACATAAAACACTACCTGTATTTCTGTCTGAAACCAAATAAACCCGCAACGTTATGGTTACGGGTGTAGCAGAAGGAAGGGGCGTTAATCTATAAAGGGCATCTGTGGAAGCGTTTAATCTTGCGCTCATATTTTATGCACAACGGAAATTACACAAAACGATAAAATAAGAATTGGTATCCACCGTTTCAAACTCCTCTCTAATCGTGTAATTTTCCAGGGCCAAATCAGCAGCATTTTCCTCTAAAACAGATTGCAAGTCATCCATCATTTTTCTAGTGTTCTTGTACAATTCTTCCGGCGTACTCTGGCGAGAAACACCGATTAAAATTACCAATTCACCATTAACAGCTTGCAGTCCACCAGAAAAAGAGAGAGAAGAATTATCTCTCTCAGTTTCCATGTTTCGAAGATACAAATAAGGAAGTTGAGCGGAGGAAACAACGGAGGGTGGAAATTCCTTGGATGTTTTTACACCTGGAATTTTAAGCGCAGCTATTTTTGCGGAAGTTTCAACAACAGTAGTCATTAAATTAACCTCTTGTAAAAACGAGCGATAGCCTCAACATCAGATGGCAGCGTTGCTGGCAGAACCATTGCATTTGAAATTGCAACGGGTCTGTCCAACTCCATTGCATTGTCTTTTTGTTGGTAGAGCCATGCCGTTAAGCGAATAATTGCCCCAAAAACATCTTCGGGGACCTCTGGTTCATAACCCCATTCACCAGTAATTTCAATGCTTTGTTCAGGAGATTCTTCGTAATCGTGAAAAGTAAAATCACTGCTATCTCTTATCTTAATCACAAAATGAGGCTGTACACCACTCAAGTAGTATTCACCAACTGGAACTTGTACGCCATCAATTTTCAGCGAGTCTATAGAAAGTAAATCGCCATCTCTCAAAAATAAGCGACGTGGGGTCACAACTTCTTCACCATTAGCATCAAAAAAGCGTGTTTCCGTTTTCGGAACAAAAACCCTGCCACACATATTTTCAAAAGTGGCAATGGCACGTTTTAATGTGGCTACCAGAAGTGCGTCCTGCTGCGAATTTTCAATCCCCAAGTAATGTTTTACATCTTGAAATTTTGGATAGCCACTTGCCATGATTTACACCTTTTTGCCCTTTGGTTTGCGCTCAGGGTCGAGTTTTTCAATCTCTGCATCTTCGATTATTTCGCCAAGAAATTCTGCCGAGCTTTCGACGCCCAAAATAATACTCGAAGCAATCAAAGCATCAATTTTCTCTTTTGGAAAATTCTCTGGAACATTACTGCCTTTCAAATATCCCTTATTCCCTTCGTCAACATACAAACGCTGAAAAACATATGTCATAAAACCTCCTTATAACAAAAAGAGGCTAGGCCCTCTCGAACCTAGCCCTTTTCTCGAACCAGAAAATTAAAGCACCTGAGCAACAGCCGCCAAATTGGAAGCGCCAGCCTTCCCCGATTGGGGGACGCCGAGTGCAACACCGCCAGCAGTGGCGTTTGCCGTGCCAGCAGCAATCTTGAACTTCACGAACCGCTTGCCAGCCGCAGCCACATCAGCTTCGGTAACGTGGATTACAACGAGTTTGTTGTCGTCCGTCGCCTTCACCAACTGCGTTGCAGCCTTGCCAGTCAAAGCCGTGTACGTGCCGCCCGAAGCGTCCGAAGCCACCGCCGAAACATCCAGCGTGCCACTCGCCCCCAACGTGCCGCTCTGGGCCACAAAAACAACCTCAGTCATATCCTTCATGTCAATCGCTGCGGTCAAAACGCCAGTAGCACCAGCGGTAATTACCTGGGGCTGAATGACGGATACCACCGCAACCGAATCGTTGAACTTTCCTTCCGTAAGCATTTATAAATTCTCCTGCAAATAATATGTATTATTTTTTCTAACGTGTTCCGAACAAAAATAGAAAGGGGGAAGTAATGGTTTATATGCCCTAGCTTCGTCTCCCATTTTAGTAGTTTCCAAAACATCAACTACTGCCGTTACATCTTCAACCATAACTCCGTTGACAACAAGAGGTATTCCACACACATTACAACGAATATTTTGTGAAATATTTCCTGTCAATTTTACAAAAGCCACTACTTCCCCCAAAAATTTAATTCTTGACGTTATAAATGAAAGGCGAAACGCTATAGCTTCCCTGTGCGTCTCCCAAAGTTATTGCGTCTAAGAGCCAGCTACGTCCGTCATTGCGCTGCCGGAAGCGCCACGTACCAACATCACGGGTGAACCCCACCTGATCGGAATAAGCAATGCTCAAACCGGACTTCTCGAAGAACAGGTAGCCACTCAAGTCGGCTAGAAGCACCGAGCCAGTGTTGTCAATCTGGTTCATGTGTTCGGACACCAAAATGGGGTAGCCATTCAGGAGATTTGCGGGCGCACCCTGCATGTTGGCCTGCCACACGGCGGTGCTGCCGTTGGTCATCTTCATAATCTTGGGCCAAACCGAAGGGTGAATAACCCACACGGGCGAGCCACCAACACTCTTGAAGCGGCTGTACATCGAAGCAACATCGTCCCACTTAAAATCACCAGTCGTAGTATCGTCGATACCGATTGCAGCCTCACAATTCAAAATGCCCAAAGGTTCGCCAACACCGGAGCCACGCAAAATGTTACGCTCATTGCGAGCCGCAATCGCCACTGCGAACAGACCACGCAGGAGAGCCTCAATAGCGAAGGGCGAATCTTCAATCAACTCGTTCTCAACTTCGGTAATACCGCCCACCTTGTTCAAGCGCCACGACAGTTTACTGAACGAGGGTTCCGTCTCCGTAAACGTAGCGCCAGGAGCCGTAAACGTAGGCTTCACACCACCGGCAAAAGCCGTCTGACCACTGCCAGCCGTAGGGGTGAAATACTGGTCAAGGGCCGGATACGTACCACTCTCACGAGTCACAGGAACGTGTTGAACACGGCCATAAATCTGATTCTGCATGGCCGCAACCTGCAACAGATTGGTGCTGTATTCCTCTGGAACCAGGAAACCGCCCGAAGCGCCGCTACCCTCACCCAAATCCTTCTGAGCGCCGTATACGCCCATCAAACGCCGTTCGTCACCACGCTTAATAGCAACCAAGAAGTCGCCAAAGCTTTTAATGGACGCATCTTTAGTGCCGCCATCCTGAGTCACATAGCCAGCCTTTGCAGCCGAAGTGTTTTCAAGCACGCCCATAATCTTAGCCAAGTTAGCCTCAAACGCATCAATCTGCGCCTTAATAGCCTTCACTTCACCATTCTCAGCAGGAGTGTTTTCGCCCTGCTTAGTCTCATCACTCATTTTTTCCTCCAAAACGTCAACAGTTTCAAAATTTTCAATCAATGTATTTTTAACAGGCGGCTCACTATTCAACGCTGGCTGTTCACCCTCTGCGCCCTCTATTAAGCCCTTTGCCCATTTATCAAAACTTTCATCCCCGCTTTCTGCGAGAGCCTTCACTTCGTTCAAGCCAAGAGTACGAAATTCAGCAGGAGTAACGGTAGCGGAAATTTCACAAATCTGCCATCGTTTTATCGTTTTGCTCCCATCGTCACGAACAATAGTTTGCGGCAATGCGCCCGTACTCAATCCAACACGCCCTTTTTCTGCAAGCTTGCGGATTGCTTCCACGTAAGCGTTGCTACGCTTGAGGTTCAATTCAAAAAAGATACCAATGTCATCGGTTTTTATGGGGGTAGCCCAACCAAGAATATCATTAAGCGTACCCATGTTATGCTCCCAAAGAACGGGAACATTTTTCAGATTATCAAGGAAAAACTCAGTATCTCTTGCGAATTTTTCACCGTGTAAGTCGATAGTATCAAAAATAACGCCATAACCCTCAAGAATTACATTCTCATCAGTTACAGCTTTGATGGAAATGTCCATATATGATATACTCTCCTTGTGTGGCCCTTGCCACTACAGATATACAGTACCAAAAAAATACAAAATTGGGGGAAAAAATTGTGTTTGAATTTACACGCCGCAAAAACTTAGATGTTTCTATGATTATAAAAGAAGATGGAGTATTTTTGCTCTTAAACTTTAAGAGACACCGCACAAAGTTTCTAAAAAAACAGCGAACATTCTGCGCAAAAGTTTATTGTGGCGAAATTTCGCTAGAAAAGATGTTTACTGAAATAAACGAATGGTTTGATAAACTGGCAGACGACCAGCTTCTTGAGCGCCTTGAGGACTCCCCCAACAATAACAAGCCGATTATTAGCATAGCACCACGCATAAAATTTGACTTTAATGTTCCAGAAGAAGAAATAACTACGCTGCTTTGGCCGCTATCTTTTTCATAAAATCACGGAAAATTTCGGTGACGTGGGGCCGCAAAATAGGCTCCCATTGTTCAACGGTAAGCCACCAAGGTTCGTGTGTGCTAGTTTGACTTAAACCTTGGACGTATTTCGCATAGGCGATTTTATCGTTGGATAAAGAAAAGCGCACAACGATTTTACTTCCCTTGGTAAGTCTCCCACGCCAACCAGTTTTCAAGCCACCCGCATCACCTTTACGAACATATTTTGAACCAGGACGCACAGGGGTAAAGCTTTCCTTGCCCTCTTTCCATCCGCCATCATAAGGTGGATAAGAACGAACAGCGGCAAGTGCAATTTTTCCAGCCTCTTTCATCGGTTTGTCTAATTCTTCTAAATCTTTCGCCAATTTGCCTATCTTTTTCTTATATTGCGGCATACCATAAGCACGTATGTTTAATCTAACTGCATCCGTCATAAAAGCCCCGCAAGCAATCGTAAAATGCGCCCGTCAACCATCGGCAAAATCTGGCAGCGGCAGCGCACATGCACCGGAATGGCAGGATTCCCGCCAATCGGGTACACTTTGCCGTGTAGCGGTCCACAGCGGGGACAAACACGTTCATCACGCATTGTCACCCAACGAACGTATTGAACGAGTTTTGTGTTTGAATATACAATGTAGGCTGCCTGCGTTATTACGGCAATACTTTCATTTTCTGCGATTAAAAGAGCACGCTCAGGAGAGGCGGCTTTCATAATTTCTTGCCGCAACCATTCTCTACTTAGATTTCCTTGCCGATATTCGTCAATACTTTTCTTTACACTTCGCAGACTTGCCGCCATCACCAAGCCAAAAACTTCCAATGCCCTAGTCGTGGCCCAATCTCTCGCCATGTATCGGCTTTCTTCGGGGTCAAAACCAGGGTAAAATTGGTTGACATTGCGCATTGCTACTTCCACCCCAAAATCTGCATAGGCCAAGAGTGCAGCATAAAGAGCAGATTTTAACTCTACGCTATTGGCATAAAAAATAGTTTCAAAATCCCTCAACAATTCTGCGTCATCAATCTCAGCATCGGGACGAATCAAACTACCAAGTTGTGCGGTAAGCGCAGCTTCAATTGCAGAAGCATGTTGCTTATCCAACTCATCAAGCCCTTCCGGCTCTTTGCCTTCTAAATCGCCATACGTCTGCATGGATTTTATAGAAGGTTTATTCCACGAAAAAGGGGCCTGGGCGATGCCACCACCTCGCTTATCTACAAAAATCTTGTAGACCAACAACTTTTCTTCTTCGTCCAAAACATCCGTTTCAAAATCTTCTATATCAATATCTTCACCATTACGGTTTTTCAACCATTTCTGGAATCTTTTGATTTCTACACTTTTTAGATTATTGTCCTCGGATGGGTCAGATTGTCTTTGGCGTGCTGCTGGAGCATCTTGTGTTTGCGGCTCCCCATCTTGCGGATTATCGCCGCCGACTAACTTAGAGTTTAACGTAACAATGCGTTCCTTTTCCTTAAACTGACGCTCCCTTTCTTCCGTAGCATATTTGTCCAAATCTTCATAAGAAATTCCTTCTGGAAGTGTAATTCCTGCAATGCGGGCCGCCACACTATGAGGAAGGAGCGCCTCAGTGTACGTTGTGAATATTTTAGAAACGACTTCTCCGGCTTCCTTGAAAGCAGGCAGAGAACCAAAATTAAATCTAAATTGCAAACCAAAATCGTTAAAAAGTTGCGCATTCAAAACACTTTGAATGTATTTTGCACGGGGAATAATGGAATAATTCAAGAAATTTCTTTCTTCGGTTGGGCCTGCGGTATAACTTGAACTGGTGTCACCAAAAAGCATAGAGTAGGGAACACCCATTGCAGTTGCAATATCCTTGCGGCGTGACACCAAAATTTCAGTTTTCTCGCTCTCTCCTGCCCCTTCACCGATTACCTCCGCTTCTACATCACCAGAAATAACCTCTGTGTTATATGCGCTTTTCTTCCCCGACATAAAATCCTGCCAAAATTCACGCAGACGATTTCGTTCCTTTGGGGGTGTTGAACGGTCTACTTTTAGAATTGTTGCTTTAACAGCGCCACGTTCATAAAATTTGCTAACAAATTCTTCGTAGTTCAAAATAACGTCTGCTGACTTGATTGCAGCCAAAACTTGCGGAATGTCAGGCGTCAATTCGGCAAGCGGGTGCTGAACCCAAAAATAAACAATTTGGTCATTTTCTAAATCAATCGGGCCACCGTTATTCCCTAAGTTGCGCTTGAATCCAACGATGCCTTTTTGAGAGTCATAAACAGGGTCAATATATGGAGAAGCAAGCCAGCGTAAGTCAAGCAGTTTAGAAGTTAGGGATTTGTCCTTCAACCAAAAGGCTTCTGAGGATAAAAGCAGGGATGCTTCGGTTAAATACAACAAATTTGATAAATTATTAACCCACTCATATCCTGGCTTCTCCCAAGCAGTTTCGGAGTCGAGAAAAACCTCGTCTTTTTTTAAGATGGTGAAGGGCAGCGAAGAAACAGCGGCGCTTCGCACGTCGATACAGCGGTAGACAACGCCGATAACGTCCCTGTAATTCGAGGAACGAATCAACTCGCCCTGCTTGTTCCTAGCACGCATAGCGGAATCAATGGAGTTGGTGCGCCACAATGAGTCGTCGTTAAAATCTGAAAGCGATACTGCTTTTTTACTTCCTGGTGAAATAAGTTGATAAAAATTGTTCTTTTTCATTTTTCCCCTTATACTTGCAATAAATACTGCTCAAAATCTTCTTCATTGCAAGGTTGTCTGTAATCTCCCATAAAATTACAGTGGAAGTCTGTGTGACATTCCCTGCATAGAGTGATGCCGTTTTCGACGTTATAGCGGTTCTCTTTGTCGGATTTATAGCTATTCAAATGATGAGCTACGAGATTTTCTTTTGAACCGCAAGCTTGACAAATAAAATTATCACGCCGTTTTACTTGGGTAGCCCATCTTGTAATTGCGTAGCCACGCTTACCATTGCGTTCTTGTAGCGGAATGTTTGGATTGTAGTTCGGGTTTGTTTCACCTATAAGCATTTCTGCCTTAAAACATCCGCAAGAAGTCGTGTGGCCGGATTTAATATGAGAGGCAGAAACAACTACTTGCGCTCCGCACTCACAGGTGCAAGAAAACATTGTCACAAAACTGCCACCTTTATACTTGCGAGGTTCTGCGTAAGAGTTAACGGTTAAACGTCCAAATTTATTACCAATCATCCAGTCATGAGAGCGTTTTCTCTTGGCACAACTTTTACAAAAAGTGTGTCCTGCTCTTTTAACATCCCAAAAAGCTACGGTTCTTTCTTTTTTACATTCTGGACAAATTACTTTTACTTTCTTATTAGAAGAAGAAGAAAGAGAATTGATAAAATCTTCTGATTCATCGAAGATTTTTGTCGTTAGATTAACCAATTTGACGCCCCCCTTAATTCGCTCCAGGCCCAATAAGTTGCGTCGGCCAAATCAAAAGGTTTCTTAATGCCAAGACGCAAGAGGGCAGCTTCCAAATCCAAATAAGTATTTTGCTCATTGATAACGTGAAAAATTTTGCCCAACTCATAATCAACAAGCATCATGGCTGCTCGCTCTAACTTTCCACCCGTTCCAGATGTAGCCTTTACAATTTCAAAACCTGGAACACGGTCATCGCTCAAGCCGGATTCTTCCACGATGGATTCCCAGAGGGTTTGCCACAAAAAATCCCCCTGGTTCCCCTCAGTGCGTACAAGGTCACAGTTATATTTGATAGCAAAATAAAGTGCTTTGCGTAAAGTCAACTCAGGCGTGGCCCTCTTTTCCCAGGAATCTAAAATATAAATTTTCCCTTCATCATCAATTCCAGCAACACAAATTCCATTGCTGTCACTGCGGTCAGTTTCGCTAACAGAAGGGTCAACGGCGACCACCTTTCTCCACAGCGGCGGCAAATCTTTTTGGTTGATGCGCTTAAAGGTAATCCCTGCAAAAAGACTCCCTTCATCCACATATTCGTGTTGAAACTCACTCCTAAAAGCAGTCAACCCAATCTCGTCAACAATCTCCCTGCACTTTTCCAAATCAAACCCCGCCCAAGTTGGTTCGCCATCAATTACAATTTTACCTGTCGCATCAGTTGACCAGGAGAAATTTTGGAGTGCAGGAAATGGGCCGCTGAGAATACGCTTTTTCAAAAACGGCGGTGTTGGCTGTGCAAGTTGCGCAAAGACGCCGGTGTCGATGATCATATTTTGGCAAAAAACAGCCGAGGCATCTGGACAGATCGG